TCCTGTTCGGCACTGACAAGCCCGCAACCTGGCGTGAGGGTCTGGTGCCTTCCGCTACTACTGCCGGCGCAGTGAAGCAGATCTCTGCTGATCTTTACACTGACCTGCTCGGCGAGGGCGGCATCATCTCCAAGGTGGAGGAGTCCGGCTACTTCGTGTCCGGCCATGTGGCCGACATCGGTATGCGTGCTAAGCTGCGCGGCCTGAAGGACGGCAACGAGCGTCCTCTGTTCCTGAACTCCATGCAGCAGGCCGGCAACTATACCCTGGACGGCTCCGCCATCCAGTTCCCTCGCAATGGCGCCTTCGACAAGACCAAGGCCCACATGATCTCCGGCGACTTCTCTCAGCTGGTGTACTCCATCCGCCAGGACATCACCTTCAAGCTGTTCACTGAGGGCGTCGTGCAGAACACTGACGGCACCATCGCCTACAACCTGATGCAGAACGACATGGTGGCCCTTCGTGCTGTCATGCGTCTGGGCTGGGAGATCCCGAACCCTGTCAACGCCATGGCCAAGGAAAAAGCGAAGCGCTTCCCGTTCGCCGTGCTGACCCCACCAGCGTCTAAGTAAAGGAGGTGCAGCCTGATGTACGTCTCCTATGATTTTTACAAGCAGACCTTCGGGGACACGATCCCCGAGGCTGACTTCTCCAAAGTCGAGGCCAAGGCGGAGGCGGTCATCGGCTACCTGACCTATATCAACGGGGACATCTTCGCCAAAGAGGACAACCGCGTGAAGCTCGCGGTCTGCGCTGCGGCGGAGGTCGTCCATTATCACAACAACCAGGCCAGCGCAAACGGCAACCAGGCTGCAGGTGTGAAAAGCGAAACCAACGACGGCTACTCCGTGACCTACATCACAGAGGGCCAGGACGGCCAGACCGCTGAGGAGCTGCTCCGCAAGAAGATCCTCGAAGCGGCCCGCGTCTACCTGCTGCCGACCGGATGGCTGAGCCGATCCCTGAAGGGAGGCTGCCGCCATGTATGTGCAGACTGCGATAACAGTCTTTAATAAACGCCTGGGCGCTGATCGGCGCGAGGTCTACTTCCCGACCTGCATCCGCAGCGCGTCCTTCCTGGAGAACAAGAGCTCCGGCCACTCTACGGACGGAGCTCACTCCCAGAGCCTCGCCTACAAGTTGAGGATCCCGCTGGGAGCGAAGATCCAGGACGGCCGGAGCTATGTCCCGGCGGATAAGTTCCGCCAGCTGGACGAGGATGCAGCCGCCAAGGCGTGGACGCTCCAGACCGGCGACTATGTGCTGCCTATGGCGACCGAGCTGACGGCTCCGGTCGATCAGAAGCAGATGGAGGCGCTCGGCCATCTGATCTACGTCAAGGAGTACGCGGACAACACCATCAGAGGCTCGGCCGCCGTGAAGCACTGGCGGATCGGAGGCGAATAATGGCGTTTAAACCCATCACTAATCCCAGGGGCGCCATCGTCCGGGGAAAGAACGGCAAGGCCGAGCTGATCTGGAACGCCGGCTGCGCCCCGAGAATGAACGAAATGCTCAGCAAGAAGCAGGAGATCATCGACAGTGAAGTGCTCAGGCTCTGCGCTCCGATGGTTCCTAAACGCACCGGCGCCCTGGAGCGATCCGGCACGCTGGGCACCGTCATCGGCTCCGGCGAGGTGCAGTACATCGCACCATACGCCCGCCGGCAGTATTACAACACCAGCCCGACCCGCAGCTACGACTCCAGGCGTGGCGGTATGTGGTTTGAGCGAATGAAAACCGCACACAGGACGCAGATCCTGAAGCTGGTCAACAAGTAAAGGAGGTCCGACATGGTCAAGTCAATCATCGAGGGCGTCGCTGACTTCTTCAAGGACTGCCCTCTCCTCAATGCCGGAGTGTTCCGCGTGGACGCCCTGGGAGACGAGCCGCAGGAGTACACCATCGAGACGGGGATCTTCAACCCGATCATCGAGACATACATCGACGGCAGCTCTGACCGGCGCTACCAGTTCAACTTCGGCAGCCGGGAGTATTACAGCATGGACCGGCTCCAGAACATCGCCAACAGCACCTTCTACGAGGACTTCGCCAACTGGGTCGAAGCTCAGGAAGCTGCCGGCAGTTTTCCGGAGCTGCCGGAAGGTATGCACCCGGAACAGCTCAGCGTGCTCTCGTCTGGCTATATGTTCGACGAGTCCATGAGGAATGCACGCTACCAGATCCAGTTAGAACTCATCTATCACAAGGAGGCATAAGCACATGAAAAAGATCAACCTTCAGCTCTTTGACGAGAGCCGTGCTGCCCTGCTCCGCAATGCCATCGCGGACTATGCCGAGATCGACGGCACCTACGAGCTCATGGGCACCGGCTTCACCACTCTGGACGAGAGCCCCAACGCACAGACCGACAGCGAAACCTACATCAACGAGAGTACCGCGTCCACCGACATCACCGGCTACGAGACGGAGTTCTCCTATGAGTCCCGTCTGATCCCTTCCCAGAAGGCGATCTATAAGCTCTGGAAGATGGGCCGCGACCATGCGACCGGCACTGACGCCCAGCTGAAGTACGTCCGCGTCGAATTGTTCAACCCCATCGGCGAAGCTACTGAGGCCGCTGCCGAGTTCACCGCCCGCCTGTTCACTGTGGCCAATGAGGTCAGCGACAACTCCGGAGCAGGCGGCGAGAAGATCAGCGTCTCCGGCACGCTTCACGCGGTCGGCGATCCTATCCAGGGCAAGTTTGACACCGTGAGCAAGAAGTTCACGGCGGGCACTTTCGCCGGTAAGTACGACACCCCCGTCGCGTAAACAAGTAAACACTGGCTCCGTACTACTGGCCCAGCGAGGGCAGTGAGCGACCAGGCACCAGCAGGCGCAACGGTGCAGCCTGCTGGCGCTCTTTTTATAGCACCGACCAGAGGAGGACAACAGAATAATGGAATTGATTATTAACGACGTGAAACTCGAAGGCGATCTGATGGACGCGGACTTCATGGAGAAGTTCGAGCAGTCCATGATCAAAATGCGCGACACGGCTCAGGCCAAAAAGCGCGAGAACTTCCCGACCGCTGCGGCCAACTACCGCGCCCAGTGTGAGGTGGTCAATGTGTGCTTTGACGAGATTTTCGGCGCCGGGACGGCCGACAGGCTCTTCCACGGCAAGATGAACGTCATGGAGCACCTGAAGGCCATCGAGAAGGTCAGCGAGTGGGCTGCCAGTGAGCGGAAGACGCTCAACGACTTCACCAACCGCTACACCCAGCGCCAGCAGGCTGCCACCCGGCAGATGCAGACCGCGCAGTTCGTCTCCCAGCAGCACGGTCACGGCAAGGGTAAAAGACACTGAACCTTCTGATCGACGGCCTGCCTGAGGAGGTCGAGATCGCGGGCCAGCTGGTCCCGATCACCACGGACTTCCGCACGGGGATCCTGTTCGAGGAAGTCCTGCAAGACGGCCAGCTCGATGACCTGGAGAAACTCAGGACCGCGCTGGATCTCTACTTCCCGGGCGTCGTCTTCGATGGCGACGTGCTCGACGAGGCGATCAGCAAAATGATCTGGTTTTATCGCTGCGGCACGGATCCCGCTGAGACGACGGAAGAAGACGCCACGGACAGCAGCGACAAGGATCCGCCTTTTTCCTACGAGTACGACGCCGACTATATTTACTCCGCGTTTATGCAGGCCTACGGCCTGGATCTGGCGCGGCATCCCCTCCACTGGTGGCAGTTTCGAGCGCTTTTTCGATCGCTCCCTGAAGAGACTCAGCTGGTCAAAATCATCGGCTACCGCACGATGAAGATCCCGGCCAAGGCGTCCAAGGAGCAACGGCAGCATTATGAGCACCTGAAGCGCGTCTATGCGCTCCCTCAGTCGGCTGACCGGCAGCAGCTTGAAAGTGACCTGAACTCTCTACTCATGAACGGCGGCAACCCCGCCGTCCTTTTGACAGGAGGAGAAGGTCATGGCATCAGACGGGACTCTGAAATTTGATACAAGCCTGGACACTGGCGGCCTACAGTCCGGCATGGGCAAGGTCGCGAGCGTCGCTCAGCAGGCGCTGGGCGTATTCACCGGCCAGATGATGACCAGAGCAGTTGATGCTCTGGCCAATCTCGGCAAGTCAGCTCTCGACAGTGTGGGGCAACTGGAGCAGAACGTCGGAGGCGTGGAGACGCTCTTCGGCGATGCAGCTGACGCGGTCATCGCGTCGGCAGATCGGGCCTACCAGACGGCGGGCATGTCTGCCAATGACTACATGAGCACGGTCACGAGCTTCTCGGCGTCCCTGCTCCAGTCCCTCGGCGGAAATACCGAGGAAGCGGCCAAAGTGGCCGACATGGCCATCATCGACATGGCCGACAACGCGAACAAGATGGGGACGTCCATGGACATGATCCAGAACGCCTACCAGGGCTTCGCGAAACAAAATTACACGATGCTGGACAACCTGAAGCTCGGCTACGGCGGCACCAAGACCGAGATGGAGCGCCTCCTGGCTGATGCTGAAAAGCTGACCGGCGTCAAGTATGACATTAACAACCTGAACGACGTCTACCAGGCGATCCACGCGGTCCAGGAGGAAATGGGGATCACCGGCACCACGGCCAAAGAGGCCGCGAGTACGCTGGAGGGCTCCATGGCTTCGGCCAAGGCTGCCTGGGACAACTTCATGAACGGATCCGGCGATGCGGACCAGCTGGCGGACGCCTTCGCCACGGCAGCGGACAATATCGTCAAGAACCTCGCCGAGATCATTCCGCGCTTCGCTGAGACGCTTCCAACGCTCGGCGGCGCTATTATTGCACAGATTCCGGGTCTGGTGGCTGCCATCGTTCCGGCCGTGCTCTCAGCAGGCCAGAGCGTCCTGAAGCGGCTCCAGGACGCGGTCCTAGACTTCGACTTCGCCGGAACAGCTGACAAGGTCGTCCAGATGATCACGGGCTTCATCGAAGGCGACGGACTGGGCTCTCTCCTGGACACTCTTGTCACAATTTTCACCGGCATCGTGAATGGCATCAGCTCCATGCTGCCGTCGCTTCTGCCTGCGCTGATCGAGCTGATCAGCTACGTTGTGACCTCACTCCTGGACCAACTGCCCGCAATCTTCGACTGCGCGCTGGAGCTGATCCTCGGTCTGGCTCAGGGCATCCTTGCGGCGCTTCCCGTACTGATCGAAGCACTGCCGGAGGTCATCAGCTCCATCGTGGAGTTCCTGATCTCGGCCGTCCCGCAAATCATTGACGCCGGCATCGAGCTCCTGATGGCACTGGTGGACGCCCTGCCTGTCATCATCGACGCGCTGGTGGACGCCCTGCCTCAGATCATCAAGGCCACCGTGATGGCTCTGATCGCCGCAGCACCCCAGATCGCGAAGGCTGGCGTCAAGCTCCTGGGGGCCCTGATCGAAGCCATCCCAGTCATCGTGGTCGAGCTGGCGAAGGCCGTGCCGGACATCGTCGCGGCCATCATCGACGTGCTGGCCGAGCTTCCCGGTCTGATCGGTGAAGTCTTCGCCGAGATCGTGACGGACCTCGTCGAGTGGGGCCAGCAGATGGTCTCCAACGCTTCGACCGCAGCGAGCAATATGCTCAGCAAGGTCAGCGGCATCATCCAGGAGCTACCCGGCAAGATCTGGACGCACCTGGTCAACACCGTCAATAAAGTGGTGGCCTGGGGCCAGCAGATGGTCTCCAACGCTTCGACCGCAGCGAGCAATATGCTCAGCAAGGTCTCCAGCACGCTCCAGCAGCTCCCGGGCAAGGTCTGGGACCATCTGAGCCAGGCGGCCCAGAAGGTCGTCACCTGGGGCACACAGCTGGCCCAGAAGGGCGCCGCAGCGGCGACCCAGCTGTTCAACTCCATCGTCAACGGGCTCAGCAGCCTGCCGAGCAAGATGGCGGAGATCGGCAGCAACATCGTCAGCGGCATCTGGAACGGCATCAGCTCTGGCTGGAACTGGCTGACGAACAAGGTCAGCAACCTGGCCAACAGTCTGCTGGACGCCGCGAAAGACGCCCTCGGCATCAACTCCCCGTCCAAAGAGTTCGCGGACGAGGTCGGCCGCTGGATCATGCCCGGCGTGGGCAAGGGCCTGGACAAGTCCATGCCTGCAACGCTGAAGGACATGAGGGCCAAGGCCGGCGAGCTCGTCAGTGCCATGCGGGCCGAGATGTCGGCAAGCGCCGGGCAGCTAACCGTCGGAGCTTCGCACGCTGCGGGGCTGAGAATGGCGGGCGCCGGCACTACCGTCTACAATGATAATCGCATGGAGCAGAGCAACACCTACAACGTGCCTGTGGCTACTCCTTCCGAGGTGGCCAAGAAGCAGCGCGAGGCTCTGCGTAACATGGTCGGAGGTGTGAAATGACAGTAAACACATTAACCATCGAGCTGACCTGCAACGGCAAGACCCTCAAAATGGGACCGGGCCAGGACATTGACATCACTGCCGTGTCCGGCCTGGAGGCCTCTGAGGTGGAGATCAGCACATCAGACAACGCCCTGGTGGACGGGGCGTCTGTCGATGGCAAGAAGATCAAACCAAGGCCGATCCACATCGAGGCCAGCTTCAGAAGCAGCAAGAACAACCCGGAAAACCGGGCCAAAGTAATCAAGTTTTTCAACCCGAAGTACACCGGCAAGGCGCTCATCACCAACATGGGCGTCAGCCGCAACATCGAGTACGAGCTGGAGGGCTGGACCTTCGCAGCATCGAAGAACATGGACAGCAAGCTGAAGATCCTGGTGGATCTGATCTGTCCGGACCCGTATATGCTCAATGTGGACAACTTCGGCAAGAACATGGCGAACATCACGCCACTGTTCTCTTTCCCCTGGATCTCCCTCCGCAAGAGGATGGAGACGGGCAAGCTGGACTACAAGCCGGAAGCCCGTGGCCTTCTCCTGGGTGGCAACACTGCCGGCTACAGAACGCTGAAGAAGGAGGTCGTGCTGAGCAACGACGGAGACGTCCCGACCGGTGTCCAGATCCAGTTCATCGCGACCAGGGGCACCGTGGTCAACCCTAAGATCACGAACACCGGCACGGGCCAGTTCATGCGCGTGAGTGTCACGATGCAGACCGGCGACGTGCTTCTCATCGACACCAACGACCGGCACCAGGTCATCACTCTGAACGGCGTCAACTACTACCAGCGCATCGACCGCCGGAGTGAGCCCTTCAAGCTGGAAGTGGGCGACAACTATCTGGAGTACGACGCGGATGGGAACTACACCAACCTGGACGTCAATCTGTTCTACACTCCGAAGTATCTGGGGGTGTAGCGCATGAATTTGATCATCCTCGACCAGAACTTCGACACGCTGGGCGTCGTCAGCGTGTTCAATACGCTCATCTGGGACCGGCGGTACTACGCCTCCGGCCTGTTCGAGCTGCACACTCCCGCCGAGTTTTTCACGCTGATGAACACCGGCCGCTATCTCTACCGGAACGACCGGGACGAACTGGGCGTGATCCGCGAGGTCAACTTCGCGAGAGACGCCAAAGGCACCCGGACAGCCTACTGCAAGGGCTACTTCTCTGAGGAACTCCTGAACGGCCGCGTGCTCAACACGCAGATCAGCCTCACCGGCACGCCGGAGGTCATCGGCCGGAAGATGGTGGACTGCTACGTGATCAACCCGACCGATGCCGGCCGGAAGATCTCCCAGGTCAAACTGGGCGAGCTGAAGGGCATCGGCGCGAGTGTCACGGTTACGGCTACCGGCGACAACCTGGGCGACAAGCTCTATGAAATCGAGAAGACCCAGGAGCTCAGCCACCGGCTGCGCTACGACTACCTGAACAACGACCTCATCTTCGAGGTGTGGAAAGGCAAGGACAGAACGGACGACCAGACTGAGAACAGCTGGGCCATCTTCTCGGACAGCTTCTACAACGTCAAGAACGCCGTCTACGACCGGGATGAGTCCGAGTATAAGAACTTCGCCTACGTCGCCGGCGAGGGAGAAGGCTCCGCCCGTGTCATCGTGGAGGTGGATCTCCGCAGCAGTGCGGACGAGGAGCGCCGGGAGCTCTACGTGGACGCCCGGGATCTCCAGAGCACCTACCAGGACGACGCCGGCGACGAGCACACGTACACGGCCGACCAGTACAAGGCGCTGCTTCGTCAGCGCGGTCTGGAGAAGCTGGCCGAGTACCAGAAGATCGAGACCATCAACGGCGACGTGGATCCCAACGCCAACCTGACCTACGGCGTGGACTTCGACCTGGGCGACCTCTGCACCTACCGCTACGCAGACGTCGGCATTGAGACCACCAAGCGAATCACCGAGATCCAGGAGGTCTACGAGGGCAGCAAGCAGACCCTCTCCGTCGTCTTCGGCAATGACCAGATGACCAGCATCACGAAAATCATCCAAAGGGAGGTATTTTAACATGGCCATGAGATACGGCTATTTTGACTCGGAGATCACCGGCGTGGACTCCGAGGGTATGCCTATTTTTGACAGAGCAGAGACGTCGGAACTGTTCCGCCTGCTCTTTTCCAAACTGCTGACCAATGGCGTTCTGGCCAAGCCTGCCGACTGCTTCAAAGTGCTGGCAGGCGACACCGGCCTGAGCGTCACGGTCCGCCCTGGCTTCGGCCTGATCAACGGCGCCTTCGCCTATGATCCTGCCCCTGCCACTTTCCAGCTGGCCGCAGCTCCAACGAGCTACAGCCGCATCGACCGTGTTGTGCTGCGCTGCAACTACCTGGAGCGCCTCTGCGAGATCATCGTGAAGACCGGCACGGCAGCGACAACGCCCCAGGCTCCGGAGCTCATCCAGCCCGTCAGCGGCGACTACTACGAGCTGGGCCTGGCAAATGTAACGGTCAGCGCCAACCAGACCGTCATCACTCAGAGCTCCATCAACGACACCCGCCCCAACAGCGCAGTCTGCGGCTACATCACCCAGTTCATCGACAGCATCGACACCGAGGCCTTCTATGACCAGTTCAATGCCTTCTATGCTGAGTTTGTGGCCAAGTCCAACGCCAGCTACTCCCAGTTCGAGCAGATGGCCAGGGCAGCCTATGACGGCTTCACGGCTGCCATCGACGAATACATCGAGGCGCTGGAGACCAAGGGCAACACAGAGCTGACCGCCGTCACGGAGGCCATGAAAGAGTTCCAGCGCACCAGCCAGAACGCTTTCAACGAGTGGTTTGCCACCGTGCAGGGCCTTCTGGACGAGGACGTCGCCGGCAGGCTCATCAACAAGACGAACGATCTGGACGAGCGCCTGACCGCTCTGGAATACATGATCATCCACAACGATCTGTTCACTCACGTCGTTGACGATGATGGCAACCCGATCCTGGACGACGATGGCAACGCGATCATCGGCGACTGGAAATATGAAACCGCATAAGGAGGAACATTATGCAGATTGACGTAACAAACGGCAAACGCTTCACAGAGTACGACGCGCTGGCTGCCGTAGCCAGCGGGGAGGACGTTCTCCTGGTACGACTCGCAGACGGCACAGGCGTCAAGAGGATCCCTATCAGCGCCATCAAGGCCTTCATCAATGGAGACCTGGACACGCTGGAGACTGAGGACAAGACCAGCCTGATCGCCGCCATCAACGAAGTCTTCGGCCTGGTAGGCACCAACGCCCAAGACATCAAAGCCCTGAAGGAGCTGACCACAATGCTCGGCCAGACTGGGGCATCCAGGGCCAACTCCTTCATCTATGAGCACGCTCTCGGCACCAGCTTCACCGCTGAGCAGTCCGCTGACATTCGTGCTGGCAAGTTCGAGAAGGTCCGCACCGGCGGCTACTGGACCATCAACAGCCGAAAATACTGGGCCGCCCATGCTGACTATCGTCTGCACTGTGGGGACACAGAGCTGACTACCCATCATATGCTGGTCATCCCTGACAAGTCCTTCTATAACGGCGTGATGAATGACACTAACGTCACGACCGGCTCCTACTATGGCAGCAAGATGAAGACCTCCGGCCTGGCCAACGCTCTGGCCACTGTCAAGGCTGACTTCGGCGCAGACCACATCCTGACTCACAGGATCCTCCTGCCTAACGCTGTCAGCAATGGCGCCAGCTCCGGCTGGGCATGGTACGACAGCCAGATCGACCTGATGAACGAGCACATGGTCTACGGCTCCTACGCATGGGGCGGCGGAGTGCAGAACGGCTACGACACGGGCATCGACAAGAGTCAGCTGGCTCTGTTCCAGGCACGCCCGGATCTGATCACGAACAGAGAAAACTGGTGGCTGAGAGACGTCCCAGCGGCGACGTTTTTCTGCAATGTTTCCAACTACGGTTATGCCTCCGCCTGGTACGCCTCGAACTCCTTCGGCGTCCGCCCGGCTTTCCTGATCTATTGATCAAAAATCCCGGCCCCTCGTGGGCCGGGTAAATCTAATCAAGGAGATAAGATAGCGTGTCAGACATCCCCAAAAGTAAAAGAGCATATTCCAACCTGGAAGCGCACCACAAGGCGCTGGAGATCCGCAGGAAGATCGCGGTGGAGCTCCTGGCCAGCTTCGCCTACAGCGAGAAAAAGCTGGAGGAAGCCGTCCGGAAGCAGACGCAACACATCCAGGACCCTGAGCATAGGGCGGAGGCCGCCCAGGCCATCCGCAACCTGGAGGAAGACTTCGCCTGCTGGTTTATCAAGCGCCACCGCGACCGGGTGGACGACCTCTGCTGCGACATCGCGCAGCATCTCAGAGGCGCCAATACCATCTGGCCGACCTACCGCTTCGAGTATAAGGACAGGCGCGGCGAGCTAAACCAGGCGCTGAAGTGCTGCAATAAGCTCCAGGACGAGCTCCAGTACATCGCCGAGTCGCTGCCGGCAGACAAGAACAAGTATATGGACATCGTGCTGGAAGTCGAGGCCCTGTTCAACATGATCAAGGCACTGCGGCAGTCTGACAACCGTTTCCTGAAGCATCTGAAAGCCTAAGAATATAGGGTGTCCTCTGTACGGACCGTCCAGTCGGCGACGAATTTCTGCAATGTCAACAACAACGGTAATGCCAACAACTGGAACGCCTCGAACTCCATCAGCGTCCGCCCGGATTTCACAACTGCACAAAGTCATCGGGCAAGTTCCCGCGTGCAGCAATGGGAAAGGAGAGGCCATCCTTCCAGCGGAAGCTGGTAAATGCTAACCAGGACGCTCCCGGTCACGACCGATGGGGCTATCGCGTGGTTTTTATATGACTGTATATTTTGATGCTAATAACATTTATGACGCCGGGACCAAGGCGATGCAAAGCAGCAAGTTCAAACACGGCACCCAGCTGTTCGAGATGAACCACCTGCTGACCACTGCCCACATCCGGCAGGACTTTATCACCGGCGACTACAAGCCGGATCCGGGCAACAAGTTCCCGATCAATGAGCGCGGGCATCCGCGCTACATAACCAGTAACACGATGGTGGACAAGACGGTCAACCATCTGCTCTGCGACGAGGTGCTGACGCCGTCCATCAGCAAGTACCTGATCTATGACAACAGCGCCTCACAGAAGGGCAAGGGCGTGGCTTTCCATCGTCGCCGCTTCGAGGCTCGACTGCATCAGTATTTCATGCAAAACGGCACCAACGAGGGATACATCCTCCTGGTGGACTTCTCCGGCTATTATGCCAACATCCCGCACGACAAATGCCTGGAGGTGCTCCAGACGTTCCTGGAGCGCGAAGTCGAAGATCCGGAGACGCTGGCCATCACTGAGATGCTGCTGCCGCTCATCTTCAAGACCTTCGAGCAGGACGTCTCTCGTTTCACTGACAAGGAGATCGAGGCGATGATGGCCGGAAAAATCGACCCGATGCTGAACTACGGCGTGGATCCAGCGCTCCTGACCGGCGAGAAAATGCTCCGGAAGGGTGTGGACATCGGCTCCCAGCCTTCGCAGAACATCGGCATCGTCTACCCCTACCGGCTGGACAATTATGCCAAGATCGTCAAGGCGGTCAAAGGATACGGCCGTTATACCGATGACTCCTACGCAATCGCCCGGACCCGGGAGGAGCTGCTGGAACTTCTGGACGGTCTGGAGAAGGAGGCGAAAGAGTATGGGCTGATAATTAACCGCAAGAAAACCAGGATCGTGAAATTGTCCTCGGAGTTCCGGCACCTGCAGGTGTGCTACTCCTTAACGGAGACCGGCAGAATTATCCGGAAGATCAACCCGAAGAACATCACAAGGGAGCGGCGCAAGCTGAAGGCCTACAAGCGCCTGCTCGATAGCGGCCGCATCGACTACGCGACGGTCGAGAACGCCTTCAAGTCCTGGCTGGGAAGTCACTGGAAGTATATGTCGCATGATCAAGTTTATAACATGAGCAGCCTCTACTATGAGCTGTTCGGAAGGAGACCAAAATGGAAAAAAGGACATGGAAGATTACACTGGCTGATGGCACATCCCTCGACGGCCTCGACCTCAACGGGAACAACTACATCAGCTCCGCCGCCGTCGCCGAGGCCACCTTCGCCGGTAAGCTCTCCAGCGTGACCATCGAGGGGCCTGACGGCACCCAGACCTATCAGGACATGAAGCTGGTCCAGATCAGCAAGGTCGGCAAGAGCTACTGGTTTATCCTGGCCGAGAAGACGGCTGAGGAAAAGCAGAAGGAACTCGCCACAGCTGCTCTGGCCACCAACGCCAACAGCATCACCGACCTTCAGCTCGCTCTGGCTGAGGTCTATGAAATGATTATCGGAGGTAAATAACTATGGCTAAAGTTTACGCAGCTCTCATCAAGAAGGGGCTCAAAACCATCGACGACGTGCCCGAAAATCTGCGCGACGAAGTCCGCGCGCTCCTGGAGGAGTAAGATGATCCGGCGCTTCAGATCCTGGCTCAGAAAGGAGGTGAACAACATGGCAGTCATCTACGTCGCCCTGATCGTCAAGGGCAAGCGTACCTACGACAGCGTCCCTGACCTGATCAAGCCCCAAGTCAAGGAGATGCTGATCGACCTGGAACTGGCAGAGCTCGTCACTGAGTAAAGCCCACAATGCCCCCACGAATATCTCCGTGGGGGCATAATTCTAAGCAAATAAAAAGAAGGAAGGTACACAACATGAAAACTGGAATTTGCACAGCAGTGGGAGTCGTGGGCGGCTTCATCGCCAGCCTTTTCGGAGGCTGGGACGCAGCTCTGACCACGCTCCTGGTCTTCATGGGCGTGGACTACGCTACCGGTCTCATCGTTGCCGGCGTGTTTCACAGATCCCAGAAGTCCACAGACGGCGCCCTGGAGAGTCGCGCCGGATGGAAGGGTCTCTGCCGTAAGGGCACGACTCTCCTGGTGGTACTGGTAGCCTGCCGCCTCGATCTGGTCACGGGCTCCACATTCATCAGAGACACGACGATCATCGCCTTCGTCGCCAATGAGACGATCAGCATTATCGAAAACGCCGGACTGATGGGCGTGCCTATCCCTGCCGTCGTGGTGAAGGCCATCGACATCCTGAAACAGAAGGCGGAGGGCGACGCTAACACCAGCCCAGGCAAGGAGTAAGCCGTGAAGGCGACAAGGTCCTCCACCGAGAGGACCATCTGGAACTACTTCTGCTGCAAAGGTTTCAGCCCGGCCGGTGTGGCCGGGCTGATGGGCAACCTCTACGCCGAGAGCGGGCTCAATCCGATAAACCTCCAGAACACCTACGAAAAGCGCCTGGGCCTCACGGACGCCGAGTACACGGCCGCCGTGGACTCCGGGAGCTACTCCAACTTCGTCCGCGACAGCGCCGGCTACGGCCTCGCGCAGTGGACATACTGGAGCCGCAAGGAGGCCATGCTCAACTATGCCCGGAAGACCGGCGCGTCCATCGGCGACCTGATGATGCAGCTCGACTTCATGTTCCAGGAGCTGAAGGGCCACGTGGCCGTCTTCCAGGTACTCCGGACAGCCCGGACCGTGAAGGAGGCGTCCGACATCGTGCTGACCAAGTACGAGCGCCCGGCCGACATGAGCAACGCCGTCAAGGTAAAGCGGGCCGGCTTCGGCCAGGCATACTACGACGCCTACGCAAACACTACAACAACCTCAGAGAAGGAGGAGATCACCGTGAGCAACAGCCCTCTGGTAACGTACACCAACATCACCAAGAACAAGACCAGCCCCCGCAACCACGCCATCGACACCATTACGATCCACTGCATCGTGGGCCAGTGGACGGCGAAGCAAGGCTGCGATTTTTTTGCCACCACTGACCGCGAGTGCAGCGCCAACTACATCGTCGGCAAGGATGGCTCCATCGGCCTGTCCGTCGATGAGGCGGATCGCTCCTGGTGCACTTCCAGCCGTGAGAACGACAACCGCGCCATCACCATCGAAGTCGCCAGCGACACCGAGCACCCCTACGCCGTGACCGATGCAGCCTACGCCGCACTGATCAAGCTGATAGCCGACATTTGCAAGCGCAACGGCATCAAGAAGCTGATCTGGTCCACCAACAAGGCCGACCGCGTCAACCACTCCAACGGCTGCAACATGACCGTGCACCGCGACTATGCCAACAAGGCCTGCCCGGGCCAGTACCTCTACGACCGCCACGGCGCCATCGCTGCGGCCGTCAATGAGCTCCTGGGCTCTGGCACTACCCAGCCATCCGAGGCGGCTCCGGGGGCCGTCCAGGACTTCCCTGCGACGCCCTTCACTGTCCGCGTCATTATCCCGGATCTGAACTACCGCAAGGGCCCCGGCATGAGCTACGCGGTCAGAGGCCAGACCGGCAAGGGCGTCTTTACCATCACCGAGGTGCAGGACGGCTGGGGCAAGCTGAAAAGCGGCGCCGGCTGGATCTACCTCGAAAACCCTGACTACTGCACCATCCAGGGCGTCGCAGCGAAGCCGGCCGAGCCGGATCCTGCTGACGTGCTGGCGCAGGAGATCGCCGGCAAGGTGAAGGGCTCCGGACTGGATCCTGCTGACGTTCTGAACAGGACCAAGAAGATCCTGGGCGTGGCATGATCGCCCTGATCAGCGTGGCGGCTCTCGTATTCCTGGGAGCCTGCTGCGCGGTCACAACAGCCAGCAAATACATGATAGACTAAGAGAGCCCCGGCACCCGCCGGGGCTCTTTTGCTTTATACGGCAATTCTGAGGACGACATAGTCCCGCAGCACGATGATCTTCGGGGTTCGAGTACCGTCGCGCGGGCTCCACCATATTGTGCAAATCCGAACTCAATCTTCTTTGTGAAGCATTGTTTCGGATTTGTTTTTGTTTTAGAGGATGTGGATCAGTCCACATCCTCTTTTTTCGGCGCATCGTAAGTAAACGCCTGTTTAGCATTCCAGATGCCAGCCGTGGTCGGGTCGCTCCCGCCAACCCGCGGGCCGCATATATGCGGCCCCTGCGACGCAGCAAAAAACAAAAGGCCGCTTACCTCAAACGAGATAAGCGGCTTTTGGCAGGGGTAGAAGGATTCGAACCCTCGGCACGCGGTTTTGGAGACCGCTGCTCTACCAACTGAGCTATGCCCC